AAGGAGCGCTCTTTGGCACCCCTGCGGGCCTACGGGTTAGGATCGTAGCTTTACCGGAACCGGCAAAGTTTCGAACTATCTCCATAGGCAGCGGTTATGTCTACACTGCGCTTCAGCCACTGCAAGGACAGCTCCTGACGTGTTGGAAGAGAACTAAATACTCTACCATGCGTCACGAAGATCTATCAACTCGAGTGAATGAGCTTGATCACGAATTGCTTCCCTTTTGGTGCTCTGGCGACTACGAGGCTGCGACAGACCTGATTGAAAAGGAGCCGTCGATGGTTGTTTTCTCTGAATTAGAGAAAATTCCAACCATCTCCGACCCTTATCTTGGGGCTGTCAGCATGTCCTATTGTAGCGCAATATACCCTGATGGCGAGGAGATTGACTCTTTTGAGTCTCAACTCATGGGTCATCCTTTGAGCTTCCCGATCCTCTGCATGGAAAACCTTGCAGCTTATCGAGACGCTATCAAAGAATGGGTGCGACAGGATTCTACACGTGGTTCGCTTGCGCGAATCATGTGGAGGAATGTAATTGTCAATGGTGATGATATCTTGTTTAAATGTACACAAGACTTCATGCCATTCTTCTACGCAGCAACAGCAGCTATTGGATTGAAGGCTTCTGTTGGAAAGAACTATGTTTCTTCCGACATGTGCACTATCAACTCCCAAGTTTTCCGTCGCGTGAATGGAGTGATGGTCAGATTTTCATATCTGAACCAGCGCTTCATCTACGGGAAAGGTAACTTTAGGGCCAATACTACTGACACTGATGTCTCTCTACCGACACAAATTTCCCGAGGCGTTAACGAAATGATTCGTTATGTACCTTGGTCTAGATGTGTAGTTCCGATGGTGTTCAAGCGTTTCGAGAAGCATCAATTCGGTTTCTGTAAGAAACCCAATTGGTACCTTCCCGTCCACTTGGGTGGCTATGGACTCGATGAGTTCTATGCCCCTCCATTGGTTCAGTATTCGAGAGAACAGCGTCAGCTAGCTGCGATGTTTGTAGCAGACAGTTCTTTGGCTCTTTACCGGATGAAATCTGGTATGTCCATTAAGACCTGTGACTATTACGGAGCTCTGGCTAATTTGAAGATGGTCCCTGGTGACTACGTCCTTCAGGAGTTTGAGACTTTCGACAATGATAACGAATGGTTAGGACGTTTGGCTTATGCCGCGCGTCTTCAACAAGATCGTGATACTGTCGGTAAGCAGGATGAAGTCTTTAAACGTAAGTTTAAAGTCGCCCATCGGCTTAGTCCTATGTCCCTTGAAGGTTTACGTCGTTACTGGGAAGTCCGCTTCGTTTCCAGTTTGCTTCCTACCTGTCCACCGCTGTCCATCTTAAAGTAGACCATGGAGAACCGTCGTCGTCCCTTGAGCACCTTATACCCTGACCTAGGCAAGTCGTTAAACTGCTATGGGGTCTAAGGAGGTAATAGCCCAAAATCAGTGGAATCTATGATTCCTTAATAATTCTGTGCTAACCAAAATGCCAAGAGACTGCACGGCGCTTCCATCCGTGGTTCTTCTTAGATGTACAGTCCCGCCCGCCAGGGTGGTATCCCATACACCTGGCCACCGTTTTATCCACAAACGACCAAGTAATGAGCACCAAGACCGAGAAACAACTTAAGAGGGAGTTGAACAGACTTCAAAACGAAGCCAAGCGCATCGAAAACGAGCGCCGAAAAGAAATGAACAAAAGAAATTCACCGTCAGCAACTGGCCTTTCCAAGGGCCAGCGCCGGCGACGAAACAAAGCAAGCTCATCCCAACCTTACTATGGGGTCTACCCGAGCAGTTCGATTCCGGTTCCAATGGCTGTGGTTTCTGCCACTACCAGCGGTTCTTCGAATGGTCAGATGAGAGGATTCATGCACCGCGAACGCGTTGCACAGATCTTTGGATCTGTTGGTTTTGTGACACAAGGTTTCAATCTGAACCCTGGTGTCCCCGCCACATTTCCTTTTCTCTCTGACCTTGCGAAGAAGTACGAAAAGTACACCTTCCGTCGAATTGCATTCGAGTTTGTACCCACTGTGTCGGGTTATTCACCTGCTGGACAGCAGGGACGTGTTGTGCTTTCCTTCGACTATGATGCGAGTGACAACCTGCCGGGATCTATGATCTCTGCAGAGGACACTTGCCCCATGGTTCCGGGTTGCCCCTTTGACCGTCTGCGCCTGAACATTCCTGTTCGGGAGCTCAACAGACAGGACAGTTACTACGTCCGTCCAGGTCCTTTGCCAGCTGGTGCTGACATAAAGACCTACGATGGCGGAGTCTGTGCTGTCTCGGTACAAGGCACGTCTAACACCGATTTGATTGGTGAGCTTTGGGCTGATTATGCGATTGATTTAGTC